GTGACGTTACCCCGTTCACCGCTCCGTCGTTCGGTCTCTTGACTACCGCCACGGAGCTTGCACTACCGGGCGACAAGTGGAAGTTGGGCATCGTCTGGGAGCCCACGTGCCCGGGCGCGGATGGCACTTTCGATCCGTGCGTGGTCACGCCTTGGCTGACCGAAGATGCTCCGCCTGAAAAGACGGACACCTGGGAACACCAGGTGCGCGGTGCTACGCCGTTCACCGCGTATTCCATGATCCAATGTTCGCCGGTCGGATCATGGGATGACCTGTCAACGCTCAACCGCCAAGCGCTCATCCGCTCCGAAGAGCAGTTCGTCGAACAAGTCTTCTGGACTGGTGTGGTCACGGCCGGAGCTGACGCTACGGTGTTCCCGCACCTGGCCGATGACACCGAAGCCATTGACGGTGAAGACTTCCTGCAGCCCGCGGCAACCGTGGTCACGGCAACGCCGCAAGAGATCGTGATCGGTCTCGGGATGCTCGAAGAGGCCATGAAGGACTGCTACCCAGGGGTGGCAACCATCCATATGCCGTATCGTCTGGCGACGATCGCAATGGATCATCACTTGTTGGTGTCGCGTGGCGGCCAGATGTTCACGACGTCGCTGGGGTCGAAAGTCGTCATCGGCGACTACCCGGGCACCGCACCGGACGGCACGTCAACACCGGGCGAAACCTGGCTATACGCCACGGGGGAAGTGTTCTTCCAGCGCGAGACGCAGCCGCATTCGTTCCGTCCAGCCGAATCGCTTGACCGCGACGTCAATACGGTGTCGATGATCGCGGAGCGTACCTACGTGGTCGGTTGGGACTGCTGCCTGTTGGCCGTTCCGATCGTGAATGGAGAGTCGACTTAAAATGCCAGTATGTGAAGCACCGATCAAGGCGGAGGTAGCGCGGTTCACGCTACTCGACGCCTGCGGAGCGCCCGTGCTGGGCGACGGCTCCGCTCAGGTGACGACTGACTCTTTCATTGAGATTCAGAACGCACCGAACTACGAATCTGGGACACGGTTCCTGCAGCGGAAGGCGAATGGCCAACCGTGCGTCAACGAACAGGACCCCGGTTTCCTCAACTGGGTCGAGCAGACAGTCAACCTCTGCACGCTCGATGTCGACCTGATCGCCATGGTGACCGGCGAAGACCCGATCGTCTCGAATGCGCTTGCCGACTTCGTCGGTGTGCAGTTCGGCGGGGGCCTGCTCAACGCACGGTTCTCCAAGGAAGTCTGGCAGCCAGTCTCAGGGCAGGGCGCCTGCGACGCCGAAGGGAACCAGCAGTGGGTGTACTGGGCGTTCCCGCACGAGTACGACGCTCAGATTCAATCGTTCACGTTCGCGAACGACGTCTTCACGTTCAGCTACATGTCGAAGACGAAGCCCGCGAATCCCGCTTGGGACATCGGTAACCCGTGGCTGTCGGACTCGCCGGTCAGCTCGTGGGAACCGGACAAGCACTACGCGTTCGCCATCACAACCGTCGCGCCACCAGAGGCAGGATGCGGGGCTGTCGAGATCGGCAGCTGATGCGTTAAGATAATCGAATACTGACCCATTGAGGAGCGCCCGTGGCACTGTTTCTAGCAACCGGACACGGGCGCTCCGGCTCGTTGTGGGTCTCGCAGTTCTTCACTGAGATCGGTTTTCCGACCACGCACGAATACCAGTTCGGGCCACAACGGCAGCGGAAGTTCCGAACCTCTGAAGCGTCATGGTTGGCGGTGCCGTTCCTCGACTCGTTGCCAAAGCATGCGCGGCTGTTGCGGGTCATCCGCGATCCCTACGCCGCGGTAACGTCAGGGATGCAGCTCGATTTCCAAGAGCAGCGGGACGCGACCCCGTATGATCGGTTTTTGTGCGAGCATCGACCCGACATCGTCGAACCCGACGACAAGCTAGGCCGCATCATCCGTTGGGTGACGATGTGGGATGCGCCGATGAACGACTATCGGCACGAAGTGATCCGGCCCGATGCCGATCGACTCGATCGGCTGGGGGAGGTCATCGAATATGCTACGGGAGCCACCGCGACGATGGGACGCACTGCCCGTGTCTGCGGGGTACTCGGCAATGCGGTCAACACGAAACGGCGAACACGCCCCGAGACGACACGAGCACAGATCGACGCACACCCTGAAGGATGGCGCGTCCGCAAACGAGCGGAGTTCTACCATTATGTCTGAGCTGATGATTCCACAGATCATTCACCAGATCTGGGTGGGCGGCCCGATGCCCATGCATCTACTGGAGAAACGCGAAGTATGGCGACAGACACACCCCGAGTGGGAACACAAACTCTGGACAGAACGCGAGATCGACGAAATCGGGCTGCAGAACCGCGCGCTCTATGACCAGACCGAGAAGCTGGTACCGCGTGATGCGGTTGAGCAGTTCCGCTCCGACATCGTCCGGTATGAAGTCCTCGCGCTCTACGGCGGATTCTACGCCGATGCGGACACACTACCGCTGCGCTCGATCGACGAAGCGCTCGAAGGGCGCACCGTCTTCGCAGCCGCCGAAGACCGGAACTGGATCGGCAACACTTACCTCGGATCGGTTCCCGGACATCCGCTGTTTCAGACGCTGATCGCCAGGCTTCCCGGCAACGTGCAGCGGCATCGGGGCAAGCGCCCGAACTGGCTTTCAGGCCCGCGGTTCTTGACGCCGATCTGGCGACAGTTCGCCGGGCACGTCGCCGAAAGTCGGCTTTTCTACCCATATAGTTACAACCACGTGAAGACAGGTACCGTACCCGATCAGTTCGATTCGGACGTGTTCTGCGTGCACTCGTGGAACCACACCCGCACCGTTCTTGAAAACCGAAAGGCTGCCCGTGCTTGACTTCGATGGACTCGCCGAGCTTGAAGGACTCATCTCCCGCGAAGTAGGCGAAGCCCTCCACAACTTCGCCGCATGCGTCCCCAAAGACCACGCCGTCGTCGAGCTCGGCTCCTATCTGGGGAAGTCGACAGCTTACCTCGCGACCGGCGCGGCACTCGACGGAGGCACTGAGGTGTACGCCGTTGACGCGTGGTCGATCGAAGTCTCAGCGTGGCGCAGCGCGGTACTGAACCGGCTGCCGAGCCCGGACTATGACACGTTCCTGGCCCAGCTCGACAAGGCCGGAGTCCGCGATTACGTCACGCCGATTCGCTCGCTGACGACGCTCGCAGCCGACCTCTACCCCGACTACGGCACCGGCAAGCCGGTCGGGCTGCTCTACATCGACGGCGATCACCACAAGTCTGCGGCCATGGCTGATCTTCGCGCGTGGCGTCGGCATCTCACGGATGACGTGCTGGTGATATTCGACGACTTCGAGACGGAGAACAACCCCGGCGTTGCCGCCGCGGTCCGTGAGATGGAAGCGAACGACGAGATCTGCGACGTTGAGAAAGTGGCCGACCGGTTGGCGGTCTGCCGTCTCGGCGCTGTTGCTGGCGCGCGCGTCCCGGGGGTGAGAAAGTGAGAACCGACTACACTCCGGCATCATATTGGGACCGACGCTACCGTGAGGGACGAACTTCCGGCGCAGGATCGGAAGGCAACGAAGGTCAGTACAAGGCCGACTATGTCAGCGACTTCATCCGCAACCACGGCATCACGAGCGTGATCGACTGGGGTTGTGGCGACGGCCAAGTGCTCCAACTCATGCGCCTGGAAGATGCGCTGTATCGCGGTGTCGACTGCTCGCCGACGATCGTCGACCGGATGCAGCGAAAGTTCCCCGAGCATTCTTTTAGCACCGATGACGTCCACCAGCCCACAGCTGAGCTAGCGCTGAGCATGGATGTGCTGTTCCACCTGCCAGCGGATCACCACTACAGCGCGTACCTGCACGATCTCTTTGAGAGTGCGCGGCGGTTCGTCATCATCTACTCAACAGACTACGCAGGCGGGCGGACGGCGCGCCACGTCTACCGGCGCGAGTTTACCCCGGACGTCGCCGAGCGGTTTCCCGAATGGAAGCTACAAATCGAAGAGCCGCCGCTTCGCGAAGGGCTCGCCTCGTTCTTCGTGTACGAAAAGGTTGCATCATGAAGCTTTCTGTGAAGATCATGGCACACCACAAGCGAGCCGACTTCGTCCCCCACCTTGTCGAACAGCTCGGGATCACTGAAGATGATGTGATCTGGGATCGGCATCAAGACCGCTGGGACACCGGGCGCCGCGCCTGGGAGGCGATCGATCCGAACGCGGGTTGGGGTTGCGTCATTCAAGATGACGCGCTGGTCGCTGGGGACTTCATTCCAGGGATGGAAGCGGCGCTGGATTATGTTCCCGATCGCTGTCTCGTCTCACCGTATATCGGGACTCGGCGCCCCTCGTCCAGCCGTGTCGAGCGCGCCGTTCGCGAAGCGGCCGCGGCTGATGCCTCTTGGGTGGAGATGCCGTCGCTGAACTGGGGTGTTGCCATCATCGCGCCGGTTCGAATCATCGCCGGTATGCTGCCATGGTGTGACGTGCAGCCGTACCCGAACTATGATCGGCGCATCGGGCGGTACGCCATCGACGTACTGCGCTATCCGACGTGGTGCACTTGGCCGTCGCTCGTGGATCACCGCGACACGCCGTCGCTGATCGGGCATGGTGGAGGACGTGTCGCGCATCGGTTCATCGGCGAAGATGCGTCGGCTGCTGATATAGACTGGTCGAAAGGATCAGTACGGCTCGGGGCGGTCCGCACTTCGGCGCGAACGCTCCCGCCGTCCGGGGTGGGCAGCGGTAGCATCTACGGCACCCGCGGGTACCGCCCGGCGCGTAAGCTCCGCGTTCCGCGTCCAGGGCGCTTCACCAACGATGAGCCACCGCTACGCCCGGAGGGATCGGAGTAGATGACTGCACTTGACACAGGACCCTGCGAGCGCTGGCCTGTGCTCTGCGCTGATTACCCCGTGGAGGCCACGCCGGAGCAGATCGAAGAAGCCGAGTGGGTGGCGACCGAATACCTGTGGATGCGATCGAAGCAGCAATACGGCTTGTGCTCAGTGACGCTGCGCCCCTGCCGGAAAGAATGCTTCCCGGCATGGCCGTGGATTCCTTCTTCAGGGTGGTATGACGTCTCTGGGCTCTCCTGGCCGTTCCCCGCTCCGGCGCTCGTAGGCGGGCAGTGGTTCAACATCGCCTGCGGGTCATGTTCGTCGGGGTGCTCATGCACCAGCATCTCGGAAGTGCAGCTTCCCTACCCTGTCGCGAACGTGACCGAGGTGAAAGTCGACGGGGCAGTACTGCCGCCTTCGGCGTACCGCGTCGATGACTGGCGGCTCTTGGTTAGACTGGACGGCCAGGATTGGCCCCGCTGCAACGATCTCAACCTTGCTGACACCGAAGCGGATACCTGGTCGGTCACTGCGCAGTACGGCACGCGCGTTCCACATGGTGGCCAGCTGGCAGCCGGACAGCTGGCAACCGAGATCGCCAAGCGCTGCGCAGGCGCCAGCGGCTGCCTGCTGCCTGCGACCACCGTACAGCGCGTACAGCGGCAAGGTGTCACGAAGGTGTTCTTCGATGATCGCGCGTTCGCCGGAGGCCGCACGGGGCTGCTGTACGTCGACATGTTCTTGTCGAACGTGAACCCGTCCAACACCGGCGTGGCCACGATCTTCGACATCGACGGAGAACGCGCGCGGAGGGTAGGCACCTGATGGGGGAATCCAACGCGAACCCGTTCGCGCTCTTTGACATCGCGGTGCACATCAAAGAATGCATCGAACCGTGGCTGGAGGCGACGACTGCAGGGCTGCCGGAGCGTTCCTGCGTGGTCGCTGGCGAAATCGCCTGGGACGACTGCGAATGCGGACAGCTGGCCGTGTCGATCGTCAACGACTTCGAAGCCACCGGTACCACGACAGCGCGAACCGCGACAGAGACGCCGGGACGCCGGGAATGTGGTCCTCCGCTGTTCATCGGCAACTACCTCGTGTCGATGCTCCGGTGCGCCCCCGAGACCACCGACGAAGCGCCGCCAACGTGCGAGGCGATCGAGGCGGCAACCCGCATCGCCGTTGAAGACGCGTGGGCGGTTCGAGCGGGCATCGTCTGCTGTCTGACGTCGGCGATCAAAGACCGACTTGAGAACGGCACCCGACTCTACGTCGATTTTACGATTGGGACACAGCAGTTCGTAGGCCCGAGCGGGCTGTGCATGGGTTCCGAGGTTCCGGTATCGGTCACGATACACAATGGGTGCTACCCCTGCGAACAAGTCAGCTAGGCTGATCCCATGGCGAGCGTGAAGACGACACAGCGGCTCAATGTCGGCTACGCGCGTACCCGAATCGCTCGTGGTTCGGGGATGCTTCGTTATCTGGAGTTGCGCGGACAGGCGGTGCGCAGCGCGGCCAAAGAACGCCTTCGCCAGTCACCACGCCGTATCGACACCGGCAACCTACTCAACTCGATTCAGACGCGCGTGTTCTTCCGGAACAATCTGCCGGTCGTTCGCATCGGAACTGATGTGGAGTACGCAGTCTATGTTCATCAAGGGACTGTCTACATGGAGGCGAACCCGTTCTTGCGGGACGGCTTGATTCGCGGTCTTCGACAATTCTTATATTGATGTAGGATCGGGAGTATGAGAAGTTACTCCACATCACGGAACCCCGTCACGTTCGAAGTCGACGGGGAACTGTACACGACAAAGCCGTCGCTCGCCGCTGAAGTCATCTTCGACCTGGAAGAAGTGATGAGCGCGTTCGCAGACCGGAGCACGCGACAGCGGGCGTTCCAGGATTTGAAGACGCAGTACCGCCGAATCCTGACCGCCGAATCGTACGCGCTGTTCGAGCCGCGTATCTCGGGGGACTGCGACGACGGCGCGCCGCCGATTGACGCGATCACCTTGGTGAACATCACCAAAGACATCATGACCGACATGGGAAAAGGCCAGAGCCAGCAGCCCGCTTCCTCCGCGGCTGGGTAATCCAAGAGTCGGTATGGCCGATGTTCGACGGTTGGTGTGCTTCGCAGAGTGTCGAGCCGCTGCAACTACCGTGGGACCGGTTCTTGAACCTCGTGTACTTCTTCGCTACCCGGAATGCGACGAAAGAGAAGAAACAAGAGTTCGACAGCGCCATGCAGCGTGCGGTATCCGTCGCGACAATGCAGGAACTAGCATTGACCAGGAAAAACGCGTTGAGCGTCCCTGAGAGCCCCGATCAGCCGTTGACGGCTCCTGTAGCCACCCCTGAGTTGAAGCCGAATCATAACGCAAAGTTGCCTCCACGTCCTGCGGGGTGGGGGGACGACGAGAGCAATGTGCGTTCATCATTCGCTGCTGCGAGGTCACTGAAAGTAGGTAGCAAGATACAACTGTAGGTGCGGTAGTCTGGTGGCAGCCAAGTACTTGGAGTCACCGTGTCGGACAGGCTAGACGTCGCCTTTGTCGAGATTGAGCCGGACTTCTCCGACTTCAATCGAGCCGTAGAGTCCGGTGTCCGTGATGCCTCGCGGGAGATCGACCAGCAGCTGAATCGAACGCTGAACGATCTTGAAGGGGACTTCGAAGCTTTCGCGGATGATGCGCTGACGGAAGTACAGAACGCGCTTGACCGCATCGCCCAAGCAGGGGAAGACTCGGCCGACGAGATCGATGCGGCGTATGACGATCTTGAAGGGGCGATTCGCAACGCCTTTGACGGTGCCCAGCGCGCGGCTTCAAGTGCCTTCGACGATATCCGGCGTGACGCGGATATCGCCTTCTCTGATATCGAAGTCGAAGCCGAACGTGCTGCTACCGAGATGGAAGAATCATTCCGCTCAGCCAGCGACGATATCGACACGTCAGTTTCAGAAGGTACGGAGTCGGCGTCAGGTGGATTCCTCGGCCTGGCGGACAGTGCTTTTGACGCTGGAACCGACATCCAAGGCGCGATGAAAGGCGCGGCTGGAAAAGCCGGAGTCGGTGCACTCGTAGCCGCGGTACTGGCGGCTACCGCCGCGTTCGTGGACATGGGCCGTGAAGCCTTGGATGTGTCGGGGGACTTGACGCGCATCTCCAGCGCTTCAGCTGAAGGCTTCTCGACGCTGGCCGTAGAAGAATTCCGCGAGGGTCTGCGGGATATTCAGACCGAATTCGGGTTGCTGACCGATCAGACCATTCCCGCGCTGCGGACCGCGGTTGCGCAGGGTGTCCCCGAAGAAAACGCTATCGCGTTCTTGGAGGAAGCAGCCCGCTCGGCTGTCGTGACCGGGGAAGATCTGACCGACACAGTATCCGTTATCAACGGACTCATGGCGCAGTTCGGTGATGAATTCGCGACTGCCGGTGAAGCCGCAGACTTCCTCACGGTGACGCTGGGGAACACCACGGCGAACGCTGCCGACGTCGGTGACGTCATCGGCGAGATTTCAGGCTTCGCACGGGACGCGGGTGTAGGCGCCGACGAACTGAGCGCTGCGCTGGCTGCCATGTCGATCACAGGACGTGACGCGGGAACGTCGGGCGGTCAGCTCGCCGCGCTGATCGAAGAGCTCGGGGACGCCACTACGCCGGTCGCTGAAGCGTTCAACGAACTCACTGGGCAAAGCTTCAAAGACTTCATCGCCGAAGGTGGCAACGTTCAGCAGGCCGCGCAAATCATCGCCGATGGGGCTGCCGATGCTGGCTTGAGCGTTGTCGAGCTGGCGTCGTCGGCAGAGACGTCATCCGCCATCCTCGCGCTGAGCACTGAGCAGGGGACGCAACGGTTCAACGACGCGCTTGCAGAGACACGCAGCGCCATGGGCACCACAGAACAGACGTTCGGCGAGCTGGAAGACTCGGGGGCGCTTGCGTTCAGCCAGCTTGAAGGTGCATTCGCTTCCTTGCGGGATGAGGCGGGAGTCGCGGTTGCACCGCTGGTAGCGCAATTCACTGAGCAGCTGATTCCGGTCATTCAGGAGATGACTCCGATCGTGGCTGCGATCGGTGAAGTGTTGATTTCATCCTTTGGCACGGCTTTTGATCTACTTGGTCCGTTTATTGACCTAATTGTTCTACTTTTTGACGCTATTCAGCCGCTGCTTGAAGGCGCGCTGGGTCCGATGTTCCTGATTACGGAACAAATCGGACAGATCATTGCAGATCTTGTCATTCCGATCTTCGAAATTCTGCTGCCCATTTTGACCGCGCTGTTCGAGATCGTCAGCCCGATCCTCAATCCCGCGCTGCAGCTGCTGGCATTCGTGCTCGGGTTGATCGCAGATGTCATCAGCGAGTACGTAACCCCATTCCTTGAGGATCTTGCCGACGTCGTCCAACGTCGTGTAGTGCCGTGGATCACGAACATTACTGACCGTTTCGGTGATCTCCGCGACGGCGCGGGGGGCGCCATTGCTTGGATCGCTTCGAAATTCTCCGGCTTCGTCAGTGCGATCGGGGCGGGCGCCAGTGCCTTCGGCGAATTCTTCAGCGGCATGGTGGGGATTGCGAAAGGCGCTATCAACCAGATCATCGACGCATGGAACCGCATCGACTTCGGCTTCAGCGTCTCCATCCCGAGCTGGGTGCCGCAAATCGGCGGCAACTCGTTCTCCATTCCCGACATCGTGCCCGACATTCCGCGGCTTCAAACTGGAGGTTTCACCACAGATACCGGGCTCGCGCTGCTGCACCCGGACGAAATGGTGCTTCCGCTGTCCAATCAGAGCGGCATTGCCGCACTTGCCCAGGCGCTTCAGCAGGCAGGTGCAGGCGGAGGGGGCGAGACCACGGTTATCGTCAAGATCGGTGAGCGGGAGTTGACTGATATCGTTGACACAGAAGTTTTTCGCACTAATCAGACGCTGATGCGGCGCGCGCGCGCGGGAACCCGGAGGAACACCTGATGCCGACATTGAGCGCCGTCTTCCTCGATGACCTTGGACGCGTGCAGTTGACCGCGGGCGATCTGCTGCCGAACGTCGTGTACCGCATTCAGCGCCAGACCGCGATCGAGTCAACATGGGTCAACGTTCGTGGCGGCCAGGATGTCACCGCGGGTGGCACGACGATCGTCAATGACTACGAGTACACGGCCAACGTGGAGAACACCTACCGGCTGACCGGTCCGATCTTCTACGACTCGTTCGCGCGCGTCTACCCGGTGCCGCTCGAAGAAGGCTTCGAGACGCTGCCGCTCGGCGTCACCATCACTGAGGGCACTTCGCCAGGTGTTCGAATGCAGCTGCCGGGAGCGGCAGCCGACTTCGCGTCAACTCCTGACCACGCCTCCCTGGACATCACGGGGGACATCGACCTGCGCGCAATGGTGTCGTTTGACAGCTCAAAGATGACGAACACCGTTATCTCCAAGAATGACACCTCCAACTTGTCGTATTCATTTGGGACGTTGCTCAGCTCAGTTGGAACACTTCGGTTCAGAGGTTCTACCACAGGTGCGACGTTTAACGTCACCGCACCATCAAGCGTAGGATTGCACTCGATCAATGGGTACTATGATCGTAAGCCTATCGCCATTCGAGTGACACGCGTCGCCGCGACAGGGGTTGTACAGTTCTTTACGAGTGATAGCATTGATGGTCCGTGGACGCAACTGGGCACAAACATCATCGGTACGGCCGGTAACCTCTTCTCGGGAAATGCTCCGTTGCGTGTCGGTAACCTGCTGCCGTCAACACCCGATCCCGCGCGTGCCGACGTCTACCAGGTGCAGGTTCGCAGCGGCATCAACGGCACTGTCGAAGCCAACCCTGACTTCGCAGGTGAGACGCCGGGAACGCTGAACTTCAACGACTCGACCGGTAAGACGTGGACGTTGAACGGCGCGGCGGCCATCGTCGACACCGTCCAGAGCTCGGGAGCGTGGGCGCGGACGATGGCCCAGGCGCACACCGGCTCGTGGTCGCTGCAGTCGGCGATGATCACGGACAACGAGGTGAGTGACGCCGTACTGCAGCTTCCCGCCGATGCTACGTCGCTGACCTTCTGGTACCGCGTGGACTCTGAAGACGACTTCGACTTCCTTCAGGTGCTCATTGACGATGATCTGGTGCTGTCCGCGACTGGGTCCGTTGACTGGATCGAGTCGGCGTTGCTGGACGTATCCAGCGCATCAACGGTCACATTCCGTTACTTCAAGGATGGATCTGTGTCGGAGGGGGATGACGCGGCGTGGATCGATGATCTGACGATCAATCTTGCGTCATCAGGTGTGGGCTGGGGGACCGCCGACACCGGGCAAACGTACGTCACAAATCTCTTGGACCCCGGACC